GTATGTTTCCCATGGAGACTCCAGCGTTTTGGTTGGGTCTTCACACACTCAACAGCGCACCATTTCTGGCTGATTACGTACCCCTACGCAGCTGCTGACCTCATAATGCGATTATCCCCCTTCCAAACTCCCACAGCGATGCGCTAGGTGGCCGTAGAGTGCACGCCTTCAACTGCCACAACATCCTTAAACCAAAAGCTTCCAACGTTCTGTGCCGTTGTTGGACCACCATCGATGCCGATGTACATGCATGTCTGCATGCAACGATCGAGGTCATTGGTGTCCGCGGTGACAGTCGTGTTGATGTCGAACATCTTCCTGCGAAGCCTATTAGGAAACGGAATATTCGTCTCCTGCCAGACCGGGAAGGATATGACACTGCCCAACCCCCGGACCAAGTTCAGCCGTGTGGCGGCCGAAGCTGCCTGCCAAATAATGGAAAATTCGGGGTTGTCACTGAAACCAACGTAAACGCGGCCAGTGATAGTAAATGAGCATGAGGGCTCCCAGCGTACAGACGTGCCAGGCAGAAACTTGGCAGTGCTGTAAAAACTCACAATAGTGGGTCCTGCACCGTTAGCCAAAAACGCAGAATTTCCAGGGACATATTGTCGTAGCTGGGTTGCTGAGCCTGAGGCGTCGATGCCGACCACGTTAGAGAGAGTCTGGTACCTCACAACTGAAGAGTCGCTTGAGGTCGAGTTAATCTTGGGCTGTTTGTTGCGATTTCTACGCGTCCCACCCTTTACGGGCATCTGGACTTGCTTGCGAGATTTAACCATTGTGTGAGTGGGTTGAGTGTATCAATGCTGGTGACCTCGGGGTATGAGATCATGTTGCAGCGTGCGCCAACTTCCATGGGCTGGGAGTAATCTTGCTCAAGTGCTTCCTGGAGGTCAGGCTCGATGTCAAAGGCAAGGTAAAAGCTATACCTGCACAAATCATCAATCTCACCGCCAGTAACACCCTTACTCATGTACCCAAGCCCAGAGTCGTAGACGGCATCAACTGCACCTTGTCTCTTCTTCCCATAGTTCAATAGCTGAGAGTACCAGGCGTTCCACACGGGCACACCGATTGTGAGCTGGTTTCCACAAGAACCGATTGCGTAAGCCCAGGCCTTGAAATCTTCTTCAGTATCCCAGCCCAGGAGAGACACACAGTCCTTGCTCATGGCTACTCGTGGGTCCCTTACCATACGCCACCCAGTGCTGGTTCGCACAGGTTGGGCTTGGCAGAACACCACTTTCTCCAAAACAGAGACTGGTTCTTCCTGAGTTAAGCTGAATCCAAAATCCAAAAACCAGGCATCCACACCCGCAAGTAGGTGTAGATCTGCTTTCTCGAGAAACAGCACGCAATCATCACCATTGTTCGCAAGCCGGAATTTCAACCCGACGTGTTCACAAAATGCGATTACAATGCTGCACATGATAAGGCAGTTGCCCATTCCAGTGTTGAGGTCACCACTCATACGGCAGCCAACAGTGTCATACACCAGCTTTTGCAAGCCGACTCTTCCGATGCCATGGTTGCGGAGTTGCATCTTCAAGAGGCTTCGGAGCTCCTTGGACCTGAAAACGCCGTTGTAAATGGAATGTTCGTATTTGAGAGCCTGCTCTGACACATGCTGATCAAACTTACTTGCATCCAAACCAACGGCGACAGGATCACTGAAAGCATCCCAGTTCTCCTTCATCTGCTCTCCCACTTCCCCAGCGTTCATCCCCTTCAAAATGACATTGTATCCGCAAAGCTTCCAGAAGCCACGCAAAAGCTCCTTCTCAAACTTCTTCAGGTATATTCCAACTGAAGCATTGTAGCGAGGAGAGCGTGGTTGTACAGGTCGGGGTATCGGGTCAGCCTTCTTGGAAAGGTTGACCTTCTCAGCCTTGACAAATGTGCTCACATACGCGTCCGTGAAATTGATGGCCTTGTGAGTTAGGCTTTCCACGGCCCGCTTGTAAATTTCCTTTTTGCGCCCGGTGTATAGATCAGGATAATCTCCCAACGTGACAACGGGGGTCGGACGAAGTACTTTAAACAAACGGTTTCTGAGCGACCTCAGACGCATGCTGAACACCTCTGCCTTCGGCTGGGGGGCCCGCTTAAGCCCCCCAGCTGTGGGCACATACAAGATGCGCTCCACAACTGCCCTGGCCAGGTTTATTATGTTTCCATCGTGCACTCCATATCTGATCCCAACTCCAAGACCAGCTAGGTAGCGTACGGTTCTGCTCCAAAGAGCACGGCGAGCCCAGCCGGTTTCCTCAGTAATACGAATCTCGTGATGTCCAGTTCTGTCGACACTGGTCGTCACACTACTGAGTTCGACTGGGCTTAC